CGAAGGTGGTAATCCTAATCCTAAAGCAGAAGCATATGCAGCAGGAAATAAAGGTGCAGGTGCATCGTTTAATATGGAAGATTCAGGAATTACAGCAGATGCTATTAATATGGAATTTATGATAGACCAGCAGGCTCTGTAACTAATAATGGTATGGCTGAACAAAATCCACAACCGATGCCACAATCTTTAAACAACTCTAATGATAAAATATCAAAACATATATCTATAGGTCAAGTGATTGGATTAAGATATGTTACACAAGATAAGCAAAAAGCAGTATTAAAAGAAGCAATGAATGTTGCCTGGAATATACTTGATCCTTTATATGAAAAATTTGGAGGAAGAATGCAAATTACTTCATGGTATAGAAGCGATTCTCCAAATCATATTACAGGAGGTGCGGTTGATCTTAGAGCATCCAATAAAAATGATGTGTCACTCACTGCAGAAATTGCAGCTTATGTAAGAGACAATTTACCTTTCAACCAAATATTTTTAGAAAAAAATGACTCTCCTGGTATACATTGTCACGTTATGTCTGCTCAACCAGGTCAACAAGGAGGTGGAAGTGTGTTTACTTGTGCAGATCCCCATTGTTACCAAAAGGTAAGTGGATTACAACTTTCCTATGCAGTTGCAGCTCTTGAAGGAAGGAAAGTTGTATAATGTACACATATACTGATAATTCTTATACTGCTGGTACTCAAACAATTGCAGAAAGAAAAGTATTATTTCAACAATATGCTCAAGCTCAAGCAGATGCTTTGGGTGATTCTGTCACAGGAAAATATCTACTTCCTGATGGAACATATTATGTTGCAGTAGCTTCTCCTAAACAAGGTTCTACAACACCCTCTTCAGCACCAGTATCACAACCTACATCTAAATCTACTGCAGTAAACAAAGATTCATCTGCACATATCCAAAGAGGCATTATACAAAAGCCTGGTTTCTTTGGTAACCAAGAAATGAAAGATTCCAACGATAATTTTAACACAGCAGTTAATATTGCTTCTCAATTATCTGGTGCTGCTTTTATACTCAAACAAACAAATGCACCATCTAACTATGTTCGAACACCTTCTAATTATATTCTCACTACATTAGAAAAACAAACAATTGCAAATAAATCTATGGAACTTGCATCATATGGTATAATACCAGCTGATGTATTATCCAATTTCTTTTATATACTTGCAGCAAGTGAGAATTATAGTGATCTTCAATACATTTCAGGAGTAGTAGGAATTCCAGAAATGGACAACCCTAACTATGTTAGAAATATAGTTGGAATATGTGGAATAGGTAATATCTATAAAGTAGGTTATCTAGCTAATGGTGTAGCTTCTGTAAATCAAAGATTTAGTTCTCAATACTCTAATGCTCAACGATATAGTGATTCTTCTCAAAGTAGTTTAGGAGGAATATTAGATGCAGCAAACTTAGGATCTTCTTTGGGAGTGTTAGGATCTGTCTTGATAGGGTCAGCTTACAAATCAAATAATTTTTCTGGTCCACTTTCATCAGCACCTTCATTGACTAATGTATCTATTACCAATACCATTAATGCATTTACAAATGCATCACAAGGATCCTTGAGTAATATAGATAAACTAAATGCTATTTCTAATCCAACCTTCAATATAGGATCTCTAGCTTCTTCTGTTGGTGGTTCTGTGATAGGTAGCCTGCTTGGTCAAACTCCTTTAGGAGGATCTTTAGGATCATTGGGAGCTCTTGGTGGAATAGTAGCTGGAATGTTATTATCTCAAACAGGTGGTAATTCTGTTGGTGGATTAATGTCTGAGTTGCTTACGGGAAAAAGAATAACTACTTCCAAAAGAGCAAACAATCCTATGCTAACCCCTCCATCCTATGCAGGTAAAGCTTATTTTGGTGAGTCCCCAACTTCTATTCCAGCAACAGATCAAGTGTTTTGTAGAAAAGTAGGGGCATTTGGTCATGTTAATGGAGGATCTGGAGTAGTTAGTTTTGGAATGCAAAATTTTAATTCCTTTGGTGGTGGAATGGCTATAGGATCTGTTGTTTCAAAATTAATTACAGGATCTCCAGAACTTCCTTCAACTAATACATTTTTTGGCCAACAAATTGGAACTATGGTAGGTAATGTATGCAATATATTAAATGTACCTACAACATCTACAATAGAAATGAGAAGATCAGATAATGCTATTCCGTTTATGCTGGGTTTTAGTGGAGAATGGCAGGAGAAACTTTTTCACCTTTTGGATCTTCTCCATTTACTAATGGGTGGAAGCTAGCTTCTTCAGCTGCAAATGATATTCAAAGATACAATCCACAGTTTTTAGCAACTTGTAGAACCTCTTTATAAATAATACATGACAACAACATCAATAATATATTCAGATATACCTTCTAATTTTGATATTCATCCAATCAAAGAAGATTTGGTATTGCTAACCAATGAAAATGCAGTAAAAAGATCAATAAGAAATCTACTTTTAACTGATCCTTATGAAAGATTTTTTAATCCAGATGTTGGAGCAGGAATAAGACAATCTTTGTTTGAAAATATAAGTAGTGATACTGAGTACGTTTTAAAAGAAAAAATAAGAGAAACCATAGTAAATTATGAACCAAGAGCTAACATTTATTCTGTTAATGTAAAAGCTCTTGCAGATGACAATGCATATTCTGCATCTATTGTATTTTCCATCATTAACTCAACGACACCTATAACACTAGATCTAATATTAAAAAGAGTAAGATAAATGGCAAACACAGGATTTTTAAGTGTTTCAGATTTAAGTTTTGATGGAATAAAATCCAATTTAAAAACATTTGTACAATCTAAAACCCAATTTAAAGATTATGATTTTGAAGGATCTAATTTAAATGCTTTATTAGATATTCTTTCTTATAATACTTACATGAACTCATACTATCTTAATATGGTAGGAAGTGAGATGTTTTTAGATTCAGCTCAAATGAGACCTTCTATTATATCACATGCTAAAGAGTTAAATTATGTACCTAGGTCTGCAACATCTGCTAGAGCTCAAGTAACTTTTACAGTTAATACTGGTGGAAATTTACCACCATTTGTTATTGTTCCTAAAGGTTATATTGTAAGAACATCAGTAGATAATATTAGCCTAGATTTTTCTACTACAGAAGATACTATAATTTTAAATAATAATGGTGTCTATACAAGCTCTCCAGTTAATGTTTATGAAGGTAAGCAAGCATCAGAATACTTCAATGTAGTTAATACAGGAACTAATAGTTTTGTTCTTAGTTCGGAAACATTAGATACTAATAGTATAGAAGTACATGTAATTAATTCTTCGTTGGATTCTACTTCAACACAATTTACTAAAGTCAATACTTTGTATGGGCTAACTTCTGAATCAAAAATATTTTTTGTCAGTGGATATGGTTCTTATCAATACCTAATTCAATTTGGAGATGGTATTTTAGGTAAAGCTCTTACAGCTGGTAATATTGTTAAAGTAACATATAGATCAACTAATGGAAGTGTTGGAAATAAAGCTTATTCATTTTCTCCTACAAATAAAATAAATGGATTATATGCTGTAACTGTTTCTACGAATATAATAGCAGTAGATGGTTCAGATATAGAATCAAATGAGTCAATAAAATATAATGCTCCTCGTCATTTTGCTACTCAGGATAGAGCAGTAACAAAACAAGATTATGTAAACTTAATTACTGAAAATTATCCTGAAATAAAGACTATTAATGTCTATGGTGGGGAAGAAGCAGATCCTCCTTTATACGGTAGTGTAATTATAAGTGCTATACCATATGGAACTGCACCTTTGCTATCAACTGAAATAAAAAATGACATCATAACATTTTTAAAAGAAAAAAATATAACAATTACACCTGTAATTGTGGATCCTGAATACCTTTATGTTGAAATTGTTTCTGCAGTTCAATTTGATCCAACTCAAACATTAAATAGTGTTCAATTTATACAATCACAAGTTATTAATCAAATTCAAATGTACCAAACATTATATCTAAGTAATTTTGGAAGCGATTTACGTAAATCTAAACTAACTTCAATGATTGATCAAGCAGATAGTTCAATTGTAAGTAATCAAACAACTCTTAGATTGTTGTATGTGACAACACCAGTGAAGGGTGTATCACAAACAAATTCATTCTCATTTAACAATCCTTTAAATAGAACTAATTTAATATCATACAAAGATAGTGAATCTGAAATAGTTCAAACTAACTTTTTTACTTACTATGACGAAACATTGGGTGTATTCTACCAAGCTAAAATTACTGATGATGGTGTTGGCAATTTAAGAATGTATTTCCTCTCAAATGATTCTAAAAAAATTATATTAAATAGTAATATAGGAACAGTGGATTATTCCACAGGAACATTAAATTATACAATATATCCATGGGATTACTCTGGAAGTATTAATTTCTATGCTTCAACATTAAATGATGACATCTATACTTCTAAGAACAAATATCTAACTATAGATTTTAATAATTTACTAATTACAGTTAATGTTGAAACCAAATAATGTTAGTTGACCTTAAACAAATAGCTCCTTTAGTAAGTCAACAATTTCCGTCTTTCTATCAACAAGAAGGACCTAGATTTATTGAATTTATAGAAGCCTATTATGAGTGGCTAGATCAACAGGGTCCTATTTTTTACTCAAGAAATTTATTAGAAAATGCAGATATAGATTTTTATCTAATCAATTCATCGATCATTTTATTTCAAAATATATGAACGGCATTCCTAATAATATTCTTTCTGATAAAAAATTATTAGAAAAACATATTATTGACATCTACAGGGCAAAAGGATCTATTGGTGGATTAAAATTACTTTTCAGACTTTTATATGATATGGATGCTAATGTATATCTTCCTAAAAATGATATTTTTATGGCATCAGCTGGTAAGTGGACAAGAAAGCAATATGTAGAAGTAGAAGAAAGACCCTTTAATATTTTTTATGGTGGAAAGCATATAACAGGCACAACATCTGGAGCAACTGCTTTTGTTACTATCTCTACTAGAATATTTACCGGATATCAAATTGCTTATGTAATGTACATTACTGACATAATGCCTGGTCCTTCTGGATCTTCCTTTATTGTTGGTGAGAATATCGTATATGATGGAATGAATGTAAAAGATTCGACTATAATAAAAGGTTCTCCTGTTGGAGCATCTATTATAAGTTCTTCAGAAAATCATTTACCTGGTGACATATTATATACTCAAAATACTACTGGTGAAGGTATAAGATTTAACGTATCTACAATTCAGAATCCAAACATAGCAAGAGGTTATATAGATTTTGTTCTTGTCAATGGAGGAACTGGATATGCAATGGATTCTCCAATCACTATATCATACCTAGGAGCTTCTACAGGAACAGGTGCAAATTTTAAAATTAAATCCTTAAAAAATACATCTGTATTCAGATACAATTTAAATCCTGCAAATAATATGGTCAACATACGTTTGAACGCTACATCATACGGTGCCAATTTACAATCATCTAATAGTCAATCTAGTCTTGGCAATTCTCTGACATATAGCAATGTGATTGTTGGAACCATAGATAGTTTAACAGCAAAGACTTCTGGCAACCACAATTATAATGGTTCAGTTAAACCTGTTGTATTTGAACAAAGAACTAATGGTTATGGCCTTCATGATAGTAATGGTGGTTATTGGGGAAACAACGCTGTAATCTTAGGTAACTTAGCTACAGGTAATGGAGTAGTAAGCTCTGTTACTGTTCTTTCTTCTGGCTATGGTTATAATGTTGACAAACAATCAATTAAGTTTTATAATACTAATGATCCTTCATATACAGTAGATCTATCAATTACATTGGGAGCTGTAGGAATGGAAGAAGGATCTTGGGAAGATACAAGTGGCTTTATGAATTCCGACAAGTATATTACAGATAGCTATTACTATCAAACATATTCCTATGAAATACAAATAGAAAAATCTCTAGATAAATATATAAATGTGCTCAAACAAGTAATGCATCCGGTAGGTAACATGGTATTTGGTAAACCAATCATAGTAGATAGTAATAAATTACAACAAAATATTGTTGTAGATACATTGACGGTTGTATAATAATGGCAGGTATTTTTAATCAAGATATAAAAGGCAAACTTGTCAAGGATTTCATTTCTGATGTAGCAAGCCCATCTTCAAATTACTACATAGGTTTTGGTAAATTCTTTCCATGGAGTGATGATAACAATCCTCCTGCCACAGATCCATCAATAAAATATGTGTTTTATGATGTAAACAATAACATATTATTTGGTAAAAAACTATCTCAAACAGACATAATTACTGTTGCTGCTAGTCATGTATGGACTGCAGGAACTGTTTACGATTATTATGATCATGAAGATTCTAATTTATATTCCAAAGCTTTTTATGTAATAACAAGTTTAAATCGTGTTTATAAATGTCTGTTCAACAATTATGGTGCTCCTTCAACAATAGAGCCTTCTCTAACAATTAATAGTGGTGACTTTAACACATCAGATGGTTACAAGTGGAAATATATGTTTTCTATTAATAGTGTTAATGCAAGAAAATTTAGCACAAGTGATTATTTTCCAATTATTCCATCGGACACTGTTTCACAATTTTCAGAAACAGGTGCTATTCACGTTGTTAAAGTAGTTAATTTTGGTAACAATTATATAACTTCAAATGGATATATTGTTTCCTCTCTTACCAATAATTTATTCAAAATTCAAAACACTTATGCATCATCTATAAATGGTGCATATTCTGGATCAACTTTTTACATATATTCTGGAAGTGCATCAGGTTCCTTATCAACTATTAGTGATTATGTTGTAAATTCAACTGGTAAGTTTGTATATACGTCTAATGCAATAACTGGTACCGACTCAACCTCATTGTTTAATATAAGTCCTCGTGTTATAATTGAAGGTGATGGTAGAGGTGCATCTGCTGTATCTAATGTTGACCCTAATACAGGAAGTATAACTTCTATAGATGTAGTAGATAGAGGATTGTATTATTCTACAGCTAATGTTACAATTGTAGCCAATACATTCTATGGTTATGGAGCAAATGCATCAGCTATAATCTCTCCTAGAAATGGTCATGGATCTGATGCTGTTGCAGAATTAGGTTGTGGTACGGTTGGTATTTCAATATCTACTTCTCTTGTAGATAACCTTCCTTCTTGGGCTACATACAGACAAGTTTCATTATTGTATAATCCTGTTGCTGCTGCTAATTCAACTGTATTTCAAGATAGTGTGTTTAACCAAATTTTATGGTTCAATTTAGTTTCAGGTTCTACTCCATTTAATGTTGGAGAAAAAGTTGTAGGATTTAATAGCAAATCTTCTGGTACTGTAGCTTATATGGATAGCAATGTTTTATATGTTCTACAAGATACAGGTACGTTTATACCATATGAAACTTTAACATCCCAGACATCTGGAAAGACATGCGTTATTTCTGCTATAAATACTAAAGATCTCGTACCTTATACTGCAGATGTTTTTTATTATAAGAATATACAACCAATCAATAGAAATGGTGTAGTATCTGAAGAAGTCAAACTATACTTTAATTTTTAAGGGATAATAATGGCAGGCCTCCAAACTAATTTGAATGTTGCTCCTTTTTATGATGACTATAATGAAGACAAACAATATTACAGAATATTGTTTCGTCCTTCTACTGCTGTGCAAGCACGTGAACTTACTCAAATTCAAACAATTATGCAAAAACAAATCTCAAGATTTGGTGATAGCATTTATAAAGACGGAAGTATTGTAGAAGGTTGCAATTTCACTCAATATCCCAATCTAGCTCAAGTAAAATTTAAAGATAGTAATACTACCACATACGACTTTACCTTATTGACAGTAGGTAACTATGATCCTACCGCTAATATTTCTCATCTTTCAAATTCCCCACTTTTAGTATCTAATACTTCTGGATTAAGAGCAGCTATATTTGAAGCTAATCCAGGAGCAGAATCTACAATCAGTTCAGGCATTCCTGATACAAATAGAGCATACGTTTTATATTTAAACACTGGTTATGTTTCAAGTAATCCAGTAAGCACATTTAGTACAACAAGTGAACAAATTGATGTTTATGGGCCTAATCAAAGTAAACAAGGCATTTTAAACCCTGCTAATTTCTTAGGATCAATTTATACCCTATCATCAAATTCTTCTGTTAATGCTCTTGGTGTAGGTTATGGTATTCACATCGGTGAAGGTATCATTTACCAAAAAGGATTCTTTTTAAATACAAAACCAGGCAACTTTGTTATTAAAGAGCATTCATCAAATGTTTTTGGTATTAAGGTTGGTTTTTCCACATCAGAATATATTGTAAAACCGGTAGAAGATACTTCATTATATGATAATTCTATTGGTAGTCCTAATTACAGTGCTCCTGGAGCATATAGATTAAAATTGGTTCCCTCACTAGTCTCATATGATTCTTCCAATAATTCTGTTACTATTCCTACTGGTTTTCTTGCTATTATTGATTATAGTGGTACTGCTAAAAACCAAGCAGTAATTACAGCTAAAGATCCTATCTATAGTATAGTAGGAGATATGATAGCTCAAAGAACAAAAGAAGAAGCTGGTGATTATATTGTAAAGCCTTTCCAAATTAACGTTGAAAGTTCTGGTAATCCAAATACATTTTATTATACTGCATCTCCTGGTATTGGATATATTGATGGATATAGAGTAGAATATCAATCAACTAGAAGAATAGAAGTTCCTCGTGGTGTAAATTCTCAAGATTTAATAGGTCAAAGAACTACAGTAAATTTTGGAAATTATATTATAGTCAACGAAGTATCTGGCATATTTGATATAGGTGGAATGGTTTCTGTAGGTATTTACGATGTACCTCAAAAAGTTATTTCAGAAAATTTATCTGCCTCTGCTCCTTTAGGAGATTTAATAGGTACAGCAACAATAAGATCTTTCCAATATAATTCAGGTACAAAAGGAACAGGTTCTATAGGTTCTGAAACTTACAGATTATACATCACTAACATTAATATGAATCCTGGTTACAATTTCCAATCAGGAGCTAAAAGCTTTTACGTTAATGGTACCTATGGAAAGGTTTTTGCAGATATTGTACTTAATGGTGGTTATGCTCAACTATCAGGAAGTAAAGGTAACTTAATTTTTAATACTGGTTTGTCTGGTTTAAAAAGATTAACAAGCAATACTGGTGTAAACAACACTTCATATATCTATAGATCGACATTAGATCCTGCAACCTTATCAAGTTCAGGCACATCTGCTTCAGCTACATTTACATTATCAGCTGATCAATTTAATTATGGTGTTGGTAGTATAGGTGATATTCAATCAAGTGAAATTAATATATTCTTTAACAGCAATGTTACTGCAAACATATTCCCTTCCATTGTTTTTGGAGGTTCTATTGGTGGTACTTCTAATACAACATGTAGCAATTTAACTGTTAGTTCTATAACAGCAGGATTTGATACATTTTTGAAACCTGGTAACAGTTTAAAATTGGCATCGACAGCTTCTGGCACAACTTATCACGTAATTAAAAAAATTAATAGTGCTAATAGTTTGACCATCTCTCCTCCCGTATCACCAACACCTTCTGCAGGTTCTATCTATATACATAGATTTTTTAAAGCAGGAACACAAATAGATTTTACTGGAAGTGGTAATACAATTTCATTTTCTTCTACTTCTGGTAAAGTACAGCAAATGACTGTTCACGTAGGTATAAATTTAGACGGTGTTAATTCTAACACCTTGCGTGCTCAAGTGCCTATTGCAAGAACTACAGCAACTCCTATAGGATTAGATGTTCACAAAGATGTTTATGTTGCAATAAATTGTGCTTCTCACCCTGCTGGATCAACGGGTCCATGGACTCTAGGTATTCCGGATGTTTATAAGGTTTCTTCAATTTATGTTGGTGCTAATTTTGCAAACACTAATCCTGATAGAGTAGGATGGTTTAAATTTAATAATGGTCAAACAGATAATTATTATGGTTTATCTTATATTTCAATATTACCAAATTATCAATCTGGTATTACATCCCAATCTAACATACTTGTAAGGTTAAATCATTTTTCTCCTAATATTACTTCTACAATGGCAACATTTACATCAGTTGATTCTTATCCTATCAACGATAGCAATCCTACAAATCCAAGCTACATAGCAACTGCTGAAATTCCTGTTTACAATGATATTTCCAATGGCATTTATGACTTAAGAAATTATATAGACGTAAGACCTTTTGTCACAAATACTGCAATTAGTGCAACAAATCCAGCCAATGCTACAATTAATCCTGCTAATAACACTTCACAATTTTACTCAGCTGCATTAAAAGTAGCTATAGAACCAGATTCCATATTTGAATATAATGCAGAATTTTATCTTCCTAGATATGATGCATTATTGATTACCAAAGATGGTAGTTTAATTGTTAAGTCTGGAACTCCTTCATTCAATCCTAAACAACCTTCAATAAATAGTTCAGGATTAAAAGTTGCAGATATTTTAGTTCCACCTTATCCTTCTCTAACATTTTCAGAAGCTGAATAATATGACATACAATAGAAAAGATATTGCTGTTCAAGTAGGTATTAATACTATCAAAGGTTACACGATGAAAGAGATCGGAGCCTTAGAGGATAGAATTAAAAAAATAGAATATTATACAGTATTAAATGCTCTTTCTTTGGATACCAAAACAACTTCTATTCGAAATAGCAGTGGTTTGGAAAGATTTAAAAATGGTGTATTTGCAGATCCATTTAATGATGACACTGTTATGAATACTAATCACCACAATTAAATATAGGAATTAGTTCTTCTTTATCTATTGCAAGACCAAATTTTGATGAAAAATTTGTTCGTTTTAATCTTGATTCGGTAGATAGTACTAATATTAAAGTTTCTGGAAGATTACTAACATTGTCATACAATACTGTGTTATTTGGTGGTAATCCTCATGCTACAAAATATAGAAATTGTGCAGAAACATTTTATAGCTTTAAAGGAGCATTGACATTATATCCATCATTTGATAATACAAATGTTAATACAGATGCAGCTCCTCAAGTGATTGTTAATAATCAAACACAACCTTTTTCAGCTGCAGCTTCTGCTGGTGCATTTAAAGATATTGATACAACTTATAGCAACCCTTTTGTTGCTAAAGTCGATGGTACTACATCTACTTGGCAATCAAATTCAACAATAACTATTACTGATATTACAGTAAAATCTCAAACATTACCTCCTCAAAATTTAGGAGATTTTGTTAAAGATGTTACGTTGCTTCCTTATATGGTGGGAAGAAGAATAGCAGTTACTGCTAAAAATCTTAAACCCAATACTAGATTGTATCCTTTTTTTGATAAACAAGATGTTTCTCAATATTGTGCACCAGCTTTATATAATCCCAAGTATTTAAATTCCGATGGTACTATTAATAATGATAAGGTAATAGCTCTATCAAACATTAGTGATCCTAGTAATTTACTAGTACAAACAAGTGCATTAAATAGTCAGCTAAAAACTAATAGTGCAGGTACAATATTTTTAATTTTCATGCTTCCATCTAATACATTCAGAGCCGGCGAAAGAGTGTTTACTTTAATTGACCAACCAGATATTAATGCTACAGATGCTATTCTTACGAGTGCAGAAGGTACATATAATTCTTCTTCTCTTGCTACAACATCCCAAAATCTTTCTTACTCAGTAATTCAACCACTATTTACTCCATCTACTATAACAAATTCTGGTACTCCGCTTACATGGGACGTTACTAGTCCTCCTCCTGTAACTATTATTAATAATAATACGACTGTAAATAATACAAATGTGACAAATGTGGTGTCTGGTACAGGTGGTGGAGGTGGAGGTGGTCATGGTGATAACAGTGGTACAAATCATTCTGTACCTGGCGGACAATATTCATCCGTTGCTGGTGGTTATGCTGATCAGTCAGCAATTCATGATGGCGGATATAGTCCTAATGCAAAAGAAGATTAATTAATTAAATCTAATATAATTTTAATATAAGAAAGTAAAAATATGATAAACGGCAACCCAATAGCTCAAACTTTTTATTTACCAGGTATTCAATCATCTGGTTTGCCTGGTGTATTTTTAACACAAATAGGTATTTTTTTTAAAACAAAGAGTGATACGGTTGGAGTAAGTGTAACGGTTGTAGAAAATAATAATGGTGTACCAAATATTAATAAAAGATTGGGATCTGCTTCTTTAAACCCATATGAAATTACTATTAGTAACGATTCTTCTTCTGAAACTATTTTTACGTTTTCTTATCCATTAATGTTATCTGCTGATACGACCTATTCTTTTTATATCACCCCAAATAGCAATACTCCAGATTATAATGTGTGGGTATCAGAAGTTGGTGGTATAGATGTTATAAGTGGTCAACAAATTACAGAGCAACCTTACGCTGGAACTTTGTATGTTTCTAATAATGGAGATTCTTGGGTTCCAGTACAAACACAAGATATTAAATTTAATTTATATGTTGCTAATTTTTCTTCTTCTACGGGAACGGCTATTTTTAGAAATCAAAATTATGAATATATTACACTTGATCTATCTAGTACTGGAGGTATATATCACAAAACTTCTGGAGTAGGTATTGCTGTTGGAGATATGGCTTATGCAGCCAATTCAGCTAATATATCTCAAACTCTAACTTCTAATTTATCAATTTATCCAGTTGGAAGAGTTAATGATATAGATGAAGTTAGTGGTAAATTAACATTAGAAAGATATAATGGATTGTGGAGTAATACTACATATAAAAATATTAGATTTTATAGACCACCTAATAATTTTGATACTAATTATATTACATCTTCTTTTTTAATAGCTAATGCTATTATTTCAACAATTGATGATATCTATTATGAAGCTTTAGTTCCTAAATTTACTATTACAGAACCTTCAGGTACTTATACCAAATCATTATTTTATGGTACAAGTAATACAACTTTTTATCCAGCATCTAATAAAGATTCTACAGGATCGGTTGTAGCTAATGAAACACTCCACGAGTATCATGATTTTCAAAGAGTAGTAAAAAGTTTCTCCAATGAAATTGCACTAGGAACTTTTGGAACAAAAGGTACTGCTACTTACGAAATCCAATTGACATCGTTGAATCAATTTCAATCACCAGTTATTGATTTAAATGCTAAAACGTTTAATTTTATTCATAATAGAATTAATAATGATGGTTCTAATGAATATACTAACTATGGAAATGCTTTGGCTAGATATATCTCAAAAACTATTATTCTTGATACTGTATCTGAAGATTTTAAATTATGGATCACAGGATATAGACCTATAGGTACAGATATACAAATATATGTTAAATTTATAAACAACGACAGTGATTCAGAATTATTTGATACTAAAGATTGGACTCCTTTAGATTATATTAATAATACTGGAAGCCTTTATAGTTCTCCTCAAGATTCTAATGATTACAAAGAATATTGTTTGGGACTTCCTCAATCTCTATCACAACCTTCTTCACCATCCCCCTTTGTGGCCTATGGAGATATTGATGGAGATATAGTAAATGATGTTGCACCAGGAACATTAACTTACTATGATAGAGGTGGAGTAATGCATAGAGGATTTAATACTTTTGCAATTAAAATTGTACTTCTTTCCGATAACGTTGCGTTGTATCCAAACATGAGAGATGTACGTTCAGTAGCTCTAATGATGTAAGGTAAATTATGAACAGTGATGGATTTGAAGTACCAAAAAATAATCCTGGAGCACTAATTAACACTAATTTAGTTGCTTTGGAAGAATATAAAAAAACAAGAAAAGAACTATCTTTAAATAAAGATAGCAATGTTGATATACTAAAACAAGAAATTAATACTGTTAAAAATGACCTATCTGAATTAAAAAATTTATTATTGAAGGTATTGGAAAATAAATGATTGAACAAGAAAGTGATGAATTTAAACTAAGTGATAATTTAATAGGAAAAAATTTATTTGGAGTTCCAATCTATAAAACAAGATTTAAAGATCATCTTGCTGTTAAACCAAGATGGTTAGAATATCTTTCTGATAAAGAAAATTTTCGTAAAAATACAACTATGGATAGATTATTATTTACTTCTTCTAATCTCCATAAAGAAAGTGTTTTTTCTCCTCTTACCAATCTTGTAGAAAATAGTTTAAAACAGATAATGGAAGATTGGGGTTATTTACCTAATATTGGAATAACAGGAATGTGGGGTACTGTTCAACCTGATGGTGGTTTTCATCATAGACACCACCACCACAATTCCTATCTAGCAGGTGTATATTATTTGGATGGAAGTGAAGATACTTCTGGTACAACATTTTATTCTCCAAACTACTATGAATCTATCATGACACCAGCAAGGAATAATGATAAGAAACTAAAACTACAAAATACTTATAATCAACCATTCGTAGAAGGTGAATTAATTATATTTCCAGCATGGTTACAACATAGTACTGGTGTTAACAATTTAAATATAACTAAAAAATATAGAAAAGTTATTGCTTTTAATGCCATGCCAACTGGAAGAACAAATAGTGACATATTTGATAGATATTATTATCCAGAACCAGATTCATCTATGATGATCAATGAAAGGGATGAATTATATAATTATAAACCGCGTGAAAAAGATGTTGTTGATACTTCAGAATATTTTAATCAACAACATTCTGACAATAATGTCGAACAAACACATTTAGAAGAAATAAATAATCTAAAAGAAGAAGTAAATTCTATTAAATCAGATC